AGGGCAAAACTCTATAAAAAATGCGATAGAGTTAGACAAGAGCCTTGGCGGAACAGCCTACGACTGTCGAGTGACTTCATTGAACTCCATTGGTTCAATTCAACTAAATGACAACACATACTTGGCTGCTGACTTTACGGTCACAGTCATAGCAAACTAGGAGAAATAAATGCCAAAGTTTTTCGCACAAGATTACAAGATTACAGTAGGCACTACTGTCGTCAGTGATGACATTGCTTCTGTAACTCTTGACATCACATCAGACGAAGTTGAGACAACAGCTTTCGGATCTACCTATAGATCTAGGATTGGCGGGTTAAAAGACGCTTCTGTATCACTAGACTTCCACCAAGACTTCGGGGCTGGCGCTGTAGACGCTCTATTGTTCCCACTACTCGGTTCAACAGTAGCTGTAAAGATTGCGCCTACCTCTGGCACAGTCACAGCTACAAATCCTGAGTACCGCTTCACAGCGTTGTGTACTCAGTACCAGCCTTTCGCTGGCGCAGTGGGCGATTTGGCTACATTAAGCGTGACCTGGCCTGTATCTGGTGAAGTCACCAGGGCAACAGCCCCGTAATCCCTGCTAGGATTTCACTATGAGACTAAACCTACAAGTTGCTTACTCTGCTAAACCAGATGAGCCAAAAGAAATCATTTGCAATCCATCTGACATGGTAAAGCTTGAAACCAAGTTTGATATGTCAATAGCCAGTCTTGAAAACAACATCAAGATTACTCACTTGCTTTTCCTAGCTTGGGCAAGCGAGTCCCGCACTAAAGCAACTACTCTTTCGTTCGAGGAGTGGGTGGACACTGTAGAAAGTGTCAGCCCGTCTGAACAAAAAAAATAGTTGGGCTTGGTGAATCGTCAGCTCATTGGTACATCGCCACATTAGCTGTCGAGACAGGCATCAGCCCTCTTGAGCTTATGAAGCTTGATGAGAGGATGCTCTGGACCATTGGTCGCTATCTTGTATGGCGAGCCACACACCAAGCACCTAAGCGCTGAGAAGAAGCACCCTTCGGGGTGCTTCTTTTTTGTTCGGTAGACTTAGCTTAGATAGGCGGACTAAATGGCATTGAAACTTTACACTGGGCGTAATAGCGCCATAAAAGTTTATGCAAGTGACTGGAAGCTCTTTGCTAGAGAACTTAACAAGACGGATAAAGAAGCATCCTTTCAGCTCAAAAAAGACTTCAAAGAAATTATGAAACCAGCTCAGGTTTCGGTTAGACAGGAACTAAAGGGTCTAGGTTCAAACGGGCCTATGCGTGGTATGCGTCACGGTGGTCGAACTGGTTGGGGTCGTGATTATGGTTCGGTTGGTAGCCCAGTTAGCGGAGCAAAGCGCTATCCATACGATTCAGTTTTTATTGAGGCTTTCAATCGGCCTAAAAGAGGTCAAACAGGCATTGCCAGGCTAAGGATTAGGTCAGCCGCAACTGTAATCGGCGATCTTGCAACTAAGGTCCGTGGCGGGGGTAGAACTCGGTTGTATAAAATTAGAGAGTTCGGTGGCGAAGAAATTAGCCGTACGCATCAAATTAGACCAAGTGCTGTACAAAGAATGATTACAAATCTAGGTGCAATCTCAAAGCCAAGTAAGCGTAAAAAGTCTAGGAATGTTTATCCAGGGTTTGATAAGTCCGAACCTACTGTGACAAGAGAAGCAGAAAAAGCGATTATCAAAGCTGTCAAAATAGTAGAAGCAAACATAGATAGGATTTCTCGATGAGCAACATGTTCCTGAATGTGGTCAGCACATTTAAAGGAGACGGACTAGCCGCTGCAACTAGGCAACTTGGTGCTTTCGGTAATGCTGCGGGTGGTCTCGGCGGGACTCTAGGTAAAGTCGGTGCTGCACTTGCCTCATTTGGTGTTGCTGCCAAAGCAGTTCAGTTTACGAAAGAGTCCATTGACTCTGCCCGTGACCTAGAAAGAAACCTATTCTCGGTCAAAACTGTTTTTGATGAATTTGCACCAGCCATTGAGAAATTCTCACTAAATGCCGAAGGCTTGGGTCTTGCTCAGAAAGACGCTGCCAAGGCATCGGTATTCCTGGGATCTGTTCTAAAGCAGTCTGGCTTTAGCATGGAGTTTGTCACTAGCGAAACTCAAAAGCTTGTCGAACTTGGTGTAGACCTAGCTGCAACCTACGGCTACGATGTCCAAGAAGCTTTGCTTGGTATGACCGCATTGTTCCGAGGTGAGTACGACCCGATTGAGAAGTTCGGTGTCGCTATGAAGCAGAGCGAAATTAACTCTGAACTTGCAGCTAGAGGACTTGACAAGCTAGAGGGTTCTGCTCGTAGAAACGCTGAGCAGACTGTTCGGTTGGAGCTTTTATACCAGCGTGCTGCTGATGCCAGCGGTGCTTTTAGGGCGCAGTCAGGCAACTTGTATGTAGAGCAAAAGAAACTCCAGGCTGCATTTGAAAACATGCAGGCTACTGTCGGAACTCAGCTTTTGCCAGCCATGGGCGGACTTGTTGCAGTTCTAAAGCCACTTGTAGATGAACTAACTCCAAGACTTGTTCAAACTGTCACAGATGCCCAACCAGCTATTCAGATTCTTACCCAGTTAATCAAAGACATGGGCGATAAGACAACTACTACTGGTGCAACTGTTTCTGGATTGGCGGATGGCCTTGGATTGGCTTTTAGGCTGATTTCAGAAAACTTCGGGGTCTTGCTACAACTGACCGCATTGTTTATGGGTGTCAGATTGGCTGTAACGCTTGTAACCACAGCTTTGGCGGTATTTACCGCCCATCCAATTATTGCAACACTTACCCTGCTTGCTGCTGGGATCCTTCTTGTCAATGACGGAATGAAAAAGCTACAGTACACAGTAGACACAACTGGTGCATCAGTCGTAAGTTTCCGTGAGGAAATAAAGAAATCTGGACAAGACTCAAAGTATGTTAGTGATAAATACGGTGTAGTTGGTGTTGTGTTCCAGCAAGCTACAGCAGAAGCTCAAAGACTTGGAGCAGAAGTAGCAAATGCTGACAAAGCCAGACTTGACAATCTAAAAGCACAGGTAATAGGAATAAGAATCTCTGCTGGTTATGCTGCTAACGAGATGCGCCGTATGGCAATGCAGGCTGGGGTTAAGCTTGGCGGCGGTGATGCTGGCGATGTAGCTGGTGCTGCTGGTACTCCACCTCCTAGTGCTGGTGGCGGAGCTGCTGCAAAACAAATTGAGACTGTTAGTTCAGTTCTGAAAAAAGAGGGAGTTCTTGCAAAGAGGGAAAGCAAACTTCTCAATGCAGGAGTAAGTGCTGGTTTTGCAGATCTAATTGTTTCAACTGCCAAGACTAAAAAGACTTTTCAAAAAGAATTAGCTAAAGTATCAAGCCCCGCTGGACTACAAAAGCAACAAGCAAAGTTCAACAAGACCGCTGCGGGTATTGCTGAGCTGGCTGCCGCTGCTAGTGCTGCTGCTGCTGAAATGGCTGCTGCACAAGAAGCCGCTGCCAGAGCTGCACAAGAAGCCGCTGCCGCTGAAGCTGCTGCTTTAGCTGAACGCGAGCGTATCTACAACTCATTCTTGGATTCAGTCAAATCTACATTTGCAAGCATCAAGAACGCTATTTTGGGAGCTTTTGACATCACGGAACTAGGCGGATCTACTAACGCAATTATCCGCAACATGAACAAACTGCTCTCAAAGGTCAAAGACTTTTCAAGAAACATCTCACAGCTTGCAACAATGGGTCTTGACCCAACGCTACTACAGCAGGTCATCCAGGCTGGTCCTATGGCTGGTGCAAGACTGGCAAGCGCTCTTGTAGCTGGTGGAGCTGGTGCGCTAAGTGAAATAAATGCAGGTTATGGACAACTTGGTTCATTAGCTTCTGAAATCGCCACAACAGGCACTCAGTCACTATTCGGTCAGGGAAAACAGGAAACCATCTATAACATAAATGTCAGCGGTGGGGTCGGTTCTGGAGCAACCATCGGTAAAGCCATCGTAGACGCTATCAAGGACTACGAGCGCACCTCTGGTGCTGTCTGGCAAGGTGCGTAATGCCAGCTCCCGCAGTCAAGGTTGAACTTGGCCTAAACCTAGGCGAAAGAGACCCTTACGCTTTTAAGCTCAATGATTCGGTTCGAGGTGTACTTGATAACACAGAGTACACACTCGGCGGAGAACGCTTGTTTGATATTACCCCAAGACTTGTTACAGCTCAGATTCGCCGCGGTAAGTCTGAGGCCCTAGATCGTATTGACGCTGGTGTGCTTTCGGTCACAGTAGACAACTCAGACAGAACCTTTGACCCGCTGTACGAAAACGGTCCATATTTCGGTCAGCTTATACCTAGGCGTACGGTTAGAGTAACCAGCAACGACCAGCCAGTCTTCATTGGCTTTATAGATGACTTTGACATTCAGTACGAGCCAGGTGTTCAATCGGTTGTCCGTATTGACGCTTCTGACGCTCTTTCGGTTCTCACTAATGCAGGGCTTGAGGAGTTTACTCCTGACTCTGAGCTATCAGGCGCTCGCATAAACACAGTCCTAGACAGACCTGAAATTGACTGGCCTGCTGAGCTAAGAGAAATTGACCCTGGTAACTCAGTAATGCTAGATGCCGATGTCGCAGAAGGCACAGCAGCGCTTGAATACCTACAGCTTGTAGCTAACTCAGAGTTCGGTACTTTGTTCTTGGGCAAGGATGGCAAGGTTGTTTTCCGTGAGAGAAACGCAGTCCCAAACATCCCTGACATCGTGTTCTCAGACGAAATAGTTGCAGGCGTTTACACAGGTATTCAGTTTGCAGATGTAAACATCATTTACGGATCAGAGAATCTTTACAACAGAATTGCCCTAACAAACGGGGATGTCTTCCCAGAAGAAGCCTTTGCTGAGGATGCCACTTCTCAGGCAGTCTACGGACCAAGAACTCTAAGCCAATCAGGACTACTTATTCAGGAGCCAGAGCAGCTTCAGTTCTTGGCTGACTTCTTCTTGGCTCGCTACAAAGA